ACACTATCGAGGAATTGATAAGATCCCCATCCAGACGTTAGAAACGTCAAAGATGGGAAGAATTCCTCTAGGCGACGAGTCCACACTCGCTGTCGGTACTTTCTGTTGCCAGAAAGACGATCAGCGGTTGCACCCGGCCCGTGCTTTGGCATGAGATCCTCGTTAAAGACCCTGAGGTCACAACGAGACAAAACATCGCCAAAGAGAGCAGCGCCAGCACGCTTAAAGCTGGAATAACCAGTTTCAGCGAACGTGCTGTCATAGCTCTTCACCTCCTTCTCACACTCGATGTAGCCGTTGATGGCCTTGGTAACCCGTGCATCGCTGCACTCGATACCAAGCTTCCCATACATCAGCGTTAGCTGACGTATAGCGAAGATTGCGTCCACCTCCGGCGAGTCGAGCAATCGACCACTGCCACGATCGAACACAAGCTCGAGGAAACCTGAGAGAAATCTCGGGAGACCTCCTGACCAGGAGAAACCCTGGAACAGATTGCGAGCGACGAATCCTTGGTCCAGACTTTTTTGGAAGTCTGAGCCAAAGTTCGACAGGGAAATCGTAAGAAACGAGATCCCCTCGTGTTCGAACCGACTCAAGGCGGTTTTTCCGTCTTGAGTGGCGTTAGTGCCGATCTGGGTACTCAATTCCTTGAGTACCTGAAGCCAGAGCTGCATGAGGCTTTTCATTCCGTCCCTTTCAAATAGGGTAAGGAATCCCGACTCATGCACAGACCCACCCTAAACGGGTGTCCGTCCCCTAGAGACAACCTAATCTCTAGGGACGATCTGGATTGGTCTAGTATCTCCAACGGAGACAAGATCGATGAACTCGATCTCGTCATCGAACACCATCTTCCTTACGGAGATGATGGTCCGACCCACGAGAAACTCGCGAGTCGTGACGAGCATGGAGGGGGTTTCCCCCACTCCACGCCCGCCATTCCGTTCAGAAACTAGACGACGCCAGGTCAGTTCTCACCACCGAGCATCTTGGTGATGAGCGCCCCACTCGAAGCATTCAGCTGAGTGATGAAACCATCAATCACCTGCTTCTGCTCGACCACGGTGTATCCCGTCACAGGAACATCAGCCACGACATAGAAACTCATCGTGTACTTGATGTTCTGGGACGAGATCAGCGGGTCAGCAGCGATCTTCGAGTGGTCAATGCGGAAGAGATGACGGTTCCTCTTACCATACTGGTGAGAGACCGTCTCCTTCACAGTGCCATCATTCGACGTGAAAGCGCCGGAGTTGACACCGCTTGACGTTCGCGGAAGCGAAACGGCAACGGCATTGATTGTGACGGACTGCGGGTCTGCGAGTGCCATGAGACAGCTCCTAGGTTGAAGAGAGAGTCGGTCGACTCACTCTAGCGGATGGCGAAGTGGTGAACTTCACTACGTACGGCTGATGCCGAGCGCAGCGAGGATCGCGATTTGACGCGACGTCAAAGACGCTTTGTCAAACCCAAAACCAAAGGGTGTTGCACGCCTCCTCTTTTTCACCTCTGTGATCAGAGATAATTGAA